TTAAGTTGTTTGTTAAATTCGAATGGATATGGGAAATTAGAAGAACCTCCATTCCATGCTGGAGACTGGTCTCCAATTATTCCAAACATAGGGTTGTTCTCTCCACAAAACTTGCCAGACAAACTAGCCCATTGTATCGAGCATTCTTTCGAACAACAATTATCAATACACCGATTATTTTGTGATTGTTTAACAGTAAATTCTAATCCACAAACCGGACATTGTTTAGATACTCTAGAATATACTGGGCTTTTTTCTCCAACATACCTTCCAACCAATGCTTTGTTCCTACAGTCTAAAGAACAATATTTCGCAGTCTTAGACTTGTACTGATTAATATGAAATAATTTGCCACATGTCTCACAAATTATATCGATCTTTGGTTTGCTTCGTGGATGATTTTCTCCTCTCATATATTGATATCTACAATTTTTACTACAAAATTTACCTCCATTCCTATATTCGATTTGAGAGCGATAAACCAGAAATTCTTCTCCACAATTTAAACAAATCGCCTTAACTTTTGGACGTTTTTTTGATTTTTCCCTTAAATCACTCATTACAGAAATGTCGTTGCAATTCAATGTTGTCCTCCTGACAGAACATCCTGAATTGTTAAATTGACATGGCGGCAATGTCAGGATCATTGTTTTCGGGCCGCGAACCCTAGCCATGTCAAATGGACAATTACATTATACACGATCTCACAATAATTCACGAAATTTCATTACACACGTGTTTGCAATAAAACTATCGGAGATCTCGTGGTAGTAGTTGCTTTTGGAGGTGTATAATATGTACGCCAGGCAGGACGGCCCTCGGTCCTTATGGAAAAACGAAAAGCTTGCTGTAAGTAGTCGAATTTTAAGTGAATACTGGTTGCATAGTCGGGAATATCGTTCCCTGCCTTGGAGCCAATCCAATATTGAGACCAGTCAACAAAAGCAATATCACCAGTAGTATTAACATCGCTACAATGGTCGTTCCAATAAATAGGCCGACCAAACAGAGTAGCATAAGGCATTCCAGCTGCGCCACCCGCAGGGAGCCAAACTGGGACACCACCAGTACCTACGGACAATGACATCGACGCTAGATAGGGAAGCAATGCAATGTTTGCTACCCAAACTGCCTTGCCAGGATTGGTAGAACGAGAATACATCTTCACGACATTTTCAAAAAGAATAGGTGTAGTAGTCGATTGACCTGTCTCGTATGAAACCGTTACCGCACAAGGAGCGTTTACAACGCCGAGCGGCTGTCCCACCCCTGTTCCATGGAGGAGAACTTCATTGTAAACGTAATTCAACCCACTCTGAAAACCCTGTTTCAGAAGTGCTTCAACAGAAGTGGGAGAATCGGCAATCAGCTGCTCAGTTGCAAAGGCCAACCCGACCAGAGTATGAAGTTCCATCTGGAGCATATCGACCTTGGGACGAGTCTCGGTAGCCTGAGCCTCTTCAGCAACCCAGTACCACTTCACACCACCATAGACCAGACCAGCTGACTTATCAAAGCCATCCACGTAGGGGATCTTGATAATGTTGCTCTGCATGGGCATTTTAGCGCAGAGAGGAAGCAGATTATTCTCTTCCTCAACAAGAACCATGAGCTGGTTACGAAACTCTTCAGGCACCAGGAAACCGGCATAATTAGCATCGGCTTCACTCAGGCCAGTACCAGCTGCTTTGGAAATAGTTTCCCATTCGGCAAGTTCCTTTGAAACGGTGCGCCCACCAGACGAACCACACTGCTGCACAGCACCAAGAAACTGCCCAAAGTGTTTAAACCCACCCTTTTTATCGTCTACACGATTATCGTGGGTTTCGATCTTAAAGGTTTTCTGAACCTCATCCGACACCTTTGCGATTTTCTCATCGATGAGGGCGATAATGCGCTCATCGGACGCCTTACCATGTTCCTCAAGCATCGGCTTTACAGTGTCACTCAAAAGACTCTTGAACTCTTCAATTTTCATTTGTGTTGCTCCTTTGATTTAAATAAAAATAGGAGATTAGCTACTAATCTCCATGGGTTTGACTACCTTACGTTGTAATGTCTCCAATCGCCTAATATCTCAAGAATATCTCCAGCGATCTAACATCTACCAACTATCAGAACATCCTCCCCTGTGCTCTTTTGATACGTTCATCAATAAGAGTCTGTACATCTGGTCTTTCAGAGAGGAAGTCTTTCACGATAGATTGAAGTGCTGATTTAGCCTCTTCTGGATCTATACTGTCTTGTTCAACTTCGATATCTACTTCTTCAACTTTTTCTTCAGCGTCAATCAAAGAACTCAAAGTTTCGATTGCTTCACGAATTCTCTGTTGATTTCTTGAAGAAATAGTTCTGCCTGATTTTTCAAGTGTTTCGTACATTGCCTTGATAGCAATGTCTTCCACATCAATTTCTTTCTCTTCAGGTTCGTTATCCTCTTGTTTCTTTTCTCCTCGAATTTGAGCAATAAGATCTTTCTGCCCAATAAGCTTCTCCAAGCTTTCAACAAGGGCGTCTTCAATCGCCATTTCATGATCTTCAGCCATAGTTTTAGCAAATTGAATCAGTTCCCACATGTATGCGCCTGAGTACCCTTCAGTAGTTTCAAGGATAGATTTCATACTTCCTTCACTGATTTCTCCAATCCACTTTTCGATCATTTGTTGACGAAGTTCTTTTGTAGGAGAATCGAAATGGAGAATATCACTGAAACGACCAGGACGATCAAGCAGAGCATCAGGGAGCTTTTCAGGAGAGTTGGTTGTCATAATAGTAATGACACCAGTGTTTTTCTTGACTCCATCAAGCTCTGTTTTCATCATGTCAACGATTTTGCCATTGATCCAATTATCGATGTCTTCCAAGCACAAAATCGAAGGTGCAAGCTTCCTTGCCAATTTAAATCCTAGAGCAATTTTATCTTCTGGATAATATGTATTTGTGAGATCTTTCGAACTTACCCAGATGAAAGTGTGTTTGGTTTGGGACATAAGTATGCGAGATACTTTGGTTTTTCCGGTTCCGGGTTTTCCGAGCATCAACATGCCACGACCATCGAAGCCCATTTCTTTTTCATCAATAAGTTTCTGAGCATGTTTTGCAGCCTTTAAATTGCCATCTGAGAGGACAATCGTATCCCAATCATCAGCAGGATCGATATCGAGAAACTCACCGTTAAGGCCCATTTTTTCGTCTTTGAGAGGATTTTCCTTTTCAACCCACTCATGAACCGATTTCATCAAGTCCTTATTGAAATCCATATATTTTCGTGATGTATAAATCGTAGCATGAAGTCCATACCGATCAGGAGTGAAACTTAGAACCACAGGAACCCCATCAATCTCATAAAAAGCAGATCCATCAATCAGAAAATCATCATGAGTTTTGCTATTGATCTGAATCACTTCATATACAGGAGGAAATTCAAGCTGCTCATACTTTGAGAACGCACGAACATCTTTCAGTGTAAAATCATTGGTTTTATTCTTAAATCCAGCAAGATAAGAGCCAAGCAATGGAGAATGGATAAAGAAATCGTTCATATAAACATTCTTCACCTTGCACTCAAGAAAAGCACAATAAATCTGCATGGTATATGAGGCAGGCTTACTTGGAACATTCTGAATATCAAAAGTTTTGCTTAACGATTTATTCCAACGCTCAGCTTGAAATTCCTTTGGAACAACCCTCTCACCAAACGGGATTTGGATTTCTTCAAATTCCTTTTTTGGTTCTCTATAAGCTTCTTCCTCTACTTCGTCTTCTTTAGACTTCTGATCACATGGTTTTTCATCTTCTTTCCCACATTCAATGTTAATATCGACTTCTTCGTATTCATCAACCAACTTGAGATCAAGACCGTCAAATTCTTCGTCTTTATCAATAATGTCCATTGCTGTATCAACAGCCTTCTTGTGATCTTGAATCCACTGACGAGCTTCTTCCATGGTGAATTTATCTACATCGAATAAATATGTTTTTATTTCTTTACATTCCACACAGTACAAGGCTTTAATACCATCAGTAACCTTGATAGTCCGAATCTTATGACCATCATGTCCTTCACTGACAGGAATATGATGATAATTCTCAGTAGTTTCAGGTTTAGTAACTACTTCTTTTTCTTCCCTGTCGCCACTGGCTGCTGTTCCTTCTTCGTTTTCTGAGATTGCTTTTTCTTCTGCTTCGATTTGCCCATGTGATTCCTCCTTTATTTTTGCCAAAACATCCGAAAAATCTTTTGTTTTAATTTTGCCATCATTATACATTTCCATTATAGCCGCAGGACATGAAGGAATACTTACACAAGAAATCTCTAACAACTCTAGATGTTCATAAATACGCCTTGGTTCTCCAGATTTAACCATGTCTGGTTCAGTATATTTCAATGGAAGAAATCCGATAGAAAACGCATTCATTATACCGTCTTTGTATAATGTCCAAAGTTCTTCTCCAGTAGGAGTTTTGGCGAATTGGGCTTTAAAACGCAATCCTTCTGAAGTAACTTTAGTCCAAAGTACCTTGCCAACAGGTAATTTTGAATAATCATGGGAAATACACAAAACAGGATTCTTCTTAAAATTGTCAAGTTCCCATTTTGCATCGGCGGCTATTTTTTCCATATCTCTATCGAGTACTGGACGAGATCCCCATGCTACAATAGACCTTTCCTCATCGTTGATCTCTTTCTTCTCTACAACTTCAAACATCTTATTTTGAACTTCCATCTTATAATCCTTCCGTCACAATGGACTAGAATCTCTTAATATGGATATTAAACTTTCGACATTGAAAGTGTTTATCCGACAATTAGACTATATATACACGCTATACTCTATAGCGTCTTTTTACAAATTCCTTTTTAATTACTGGTAAATTCCATTCACCTTTTGGAAAGATGATATTTAATCCTCTCTCTTTTAATAATCCATGAATCGACATAAAAATTGTTTGAATTCCTTTTGCCATTGCAAATTGTTTCGTATTCAATTCAATTTTTGGTTTGGTCAAGTAGTACAATGTAATATCGTCAAATCTTTTATGTGGATAAGACGTTATTAATTTTCTCAACCCTCTTATGACCGTTACTCCTTCTATTATATATTCATTTTCTAAGATCCAATTTGAAACAATATCTGACGAATCTTTCCAATTATGATTTTCAATTAAATCATCAGTATGTAGTATCTGAATATTTTTATACTGATTGGATAGTTCATTTGCAAATGTTGATTTCCCAGTTTTAGGAAAGCCAGATATGAGAATTTTGGTCATACAAATCCCATGTACTCCTCTTATCAAGTCTTGCAGGGGACGCCCCTTGCAGGCGACCCCCGATCTCATTCCGCCGCCATTGGCGGGTGAGTTTATCGGCACTCAAATAGCTCACCCATCCATCCGGGTGGCGAATCTTGCCGACATAGATACCTTCCGCACGGAAGTAGCTGTCCTTGAATGCTGACCTAAGACTATCTGTCGCCCCTTGCTCCGTCTTGGCGCTTCCATAACGAAAATATCGTCCGTCTGACCAGCAGAGATATATTTGCCATCGATTGCTCACTGTACCGACAATCGCACTTTGGCCAGACACTCATCACAAATCGGCCGCCCATCCAAATAGGTCACTACATAATAATTCGACAGATCGCGCCCACAAAAGGAGCAACCGACATTGATACTACTCGTTGAAACGGTCTCACAATCATCGTAGTGTCTGTAGTAGTTCA